CCATCAGCACATTGGTTAAAGCAGATACTCCGTTGTTTGAGGTTCATGGCAGAACCTATTCCAATGTTTCGGTGCGTGTACCTCTCGCCACCTGACTATATTTTTAGTTCTGAACGAACGCTTTGTCCGCCCAAGTTTTAGCACCCATTCTACCCCACAACTCCATATCACACATATCAGGATGTGATTGTCTCATATCACCTACAGTCAATACATCCAAAAATCCTTTATCAATAGAATACCATTTGCCACCTTTGGTTGTGAATACATTCATCCAAGTAATTTTTCCGTTATCGTAGGTGTGTTTCACTTGAATGTTAACCAAAGAATTTTTCTTGAATCCTGAAATAACTTCTTTCGGTGTTGTAGTCCAATCAGAGATATTGATGAATCCTGCCTGACATTTAGCCGCCACACGGAACTCATATTGTTTATCTTCTTTAAGGTGATTAGACACCATAATACGACAAGGTTTTCCTTTAACCATTGTATTGTACGTTCCGTAGAATACGTCGCCAGCCATAGTGCCAGTTGTAAGGTTAATTACTGTTGTTGTTGGGGTGGTGGTAGTTGTTGTCATATATTTGATTGTTTTAGAATGTAAAGATAAGGGGTTATTTTGGTTCTACCAAAAGTTTTTTTAACTTTCCAATTTCTCAAGTTGAGTTTTAAGGTAACACCATTGATAAAGTTGATTGGGTGATTGACAAACCACATGAAATTTAGTGCTTCTAATAACTACGGCCAATTGTCCAGCGTGTTCTCCCATTAAAACTCTTACTGTTGTTCCTTTCTTGAATGAAATTGTTTTGGTCATATCTTTGGTTGTTTTGTGAATACAAAGATAAGGGGTTATTATTTAACTGCCAAAAGTTTATTTAACTTTTTTAAAGGTTTTTTGTCGCCGTACCATCCTTTTCCGTGTTTTTTGCAACGTGTGCATCGGTAATCAGCAGTCCATCCATAAACCCATATCTCCTCCCAACGGTGAGAGCAAATTGATTGTTTTAATTTCAACATCATTTTGTATATCTTATTCATATCTTTGATTGATTTAGAATACAAAGATATACCTTTCCAGAATACCAGCCAAATTTATTTTAAAAATTGTTTTATCACCCCAATATTACCCTGTCCCTCATATATAGTATTTCTTAATATTTCCCCACTATCACCCTTTGTTCCCCTCATTATTTGGAGGTATTCTGGTTCGTTTGAATAGAACACCTCCAACCACACGTCATCTCCATTTTTCTTTGATACAAAGGAGTTTATATCGGTTACAACGGTTATAAACCCAAGTTCTTCAAGTTCTGTATTCGTCATATTCTTTCAGGTGATTTATAGTATAATTTTAACCAATCTATAAATGATATTGAGTCCGTAAATGGCCCACCAAATGCTGGATATTGTTCCTTTGAGTATTCTTCATATATGTCGTCCCAAATCTTATCATTACATAATGCTAATGTTCCTTCAAGTTCAGGATATTCGGATGTCTGTTGTTCCATAATTATTTATTTAAAAAATGGTGGAATTGTTGTTATTGTTCCGTTACTATCAATTTGAAACGCTGTTGTTCCATTTTGAACTCTAATAAGAGAACCTTTTTCCATCCCCAAAATTAAGAAACTTTTCTCACTTAATCCACAATTTACAAAATCAAATAATCCTGGTGGTGGTGTCGGTACTCTTGGAGGTAATTCATTCACAATCACACCAGGAAAATAACAATCTTTAAATAAGAATGGTCCTCCACCCGGTAGTGTATGTTTTGTTATATATAAACTATCAGAACTTTTACTATTGATGATATGTGCATTATATCCCCACTCATCAGATATTACATTAACTGAACCTGATGGATTGGCGTGAATAAATACACCATACTTATTTCCAAATAAACTTAAATCTGTGTACTTGTAAGCATTTACATAAGCCCCGTGTTCCAAACCATATAACCCATTATTATAAATGGTAAATCCTTTAACTATATGACTATGTGAGTCGTTCTGCCAAGTAAAAATACCATCACATCTATTGTTATGAGATATATTACTATCTAATATCCAAACATTATCTGTGAAATTTGATGGTTCGGGCCACAAAAACCCTGCGGCAGAACCACTACCATAATTACCAACCGCAATACATCTTTTTGCGGTATTATCTCTACCTGAACCCAAATAGAAACCTGTTAATCTATAACCTCTAAATGGTGGGTCGCATTTAGTCATCGCAGCAACACAACCTGTGTATGTTGTATTGTGACTATTATTTGTTGTATCTTTATCGCTTGTTGGAAAGTCCCACCAATAAGCCTCCTCAAATGTGTTATAACTTATGCAGTTCTCAAATAAAACTCCGTGAGATGCGTGAGGAACATATGCGTGTGAACCACAATCACTAACCACAACATTTTTAACATAAGAACCTGTGGTTGCATATCCGTTCATATGTAGGTGAAGTGCGTATCTACCCGTAACCTTTGTTGTATAACCAGAACCATCTGGTTTTCTTGGCCCCATATATCTTATCTGCACATTTTTCATAGTAAAAGGCGTATTAACCATTCCAATATTAATATGACTTCTACCTGTTGGTGTCCCCTCAATTCTAACATTTCTTGTTAGGTTTAATACCTCCGAAGTTAAATAAATTTTTTTGAATGGATTATAAACTCTTGGATGGTTATATATAATTGGGCTATCAAGAGTCACGACATTACTTACAACACTAACAATTTTTCTTGTATCAAAACCATTATAAAAATTTGGTTGTTTATTATCTTCAGTTGGAGTGATTGCAATAACATCTCCCGCTTTCCAATTTGCTGGTATTCTATTTAATACTATTTGATTTGAGCCTTTAACCGCAGAATCTTTCAAATAAACATATGGCGTTTTATCATTTCCAAATAGTGATACTGTACCACTATCTCTTACCCATAACCCAACATCCGTTCTAAATATATCCATACCCCCGCCGATGAATTTACTCTCATCAACATTTTTGAAAACTATGGTATGAATATAACTCATTAGTAATGGAGACATAATAAGTTTTCCAAACACATTTATATTTTCAGTTGAATAAAGGGTATTTGACCTGCTAGTTAGAAATTGAAGAGTTCCTCTCTTCATAATCTGTAACCCACCAACTTCTACGGTTGTATCAAGGGTTAAAACGTGTCCTGAATTTACGGTAATTGCGGCACCTGTAACAGGAACTTTCTTACCAACCCATACACTTTTATCAGTCCATTTTCCGCTTTTAATTGTTTGTGCAGTTTGAGCACTCAAAATTTGGGTAATAAATAACATACCCAATAACATAATCTTTTTCATTTTTTTCTTGTTTTTTTTATTTTATTTCAAAGTAATATTCGTCTCTTATTTCACCTCTTAAATCTGCGATATCTTTTTCATCAGGTAGTTTAACCAACTTAATCCTGTTATATAAAACACCACCATTTAAGGTGTGATATAATTCAACGGCGTTATTGAACGCATCGGCGTCAAGACAGATAATCACATTCTTTTTTGCTTTGTTATATAGGTTAGTAAATAAAAGCTCGGATAGGTGTTTTCCAAGCATCGGAATTGAGTTCTTAACGAAGACGCTATCAAACGCACCTTCTACCAAATAAATATCTTCATCCCAATTAATTAGATTTTCATTAAAGATTATTTGGTCTTTTTCAACTGCAGGATTTTTGTATTTCATCTTTGCCCTCAAGTTCCAAGAACGGGCAATAAAATAATTAAGTTTCCCATCCTTATCATAAGATGGGATAATTATTCTACCCTGAAAGTCCCCCGTCGTGGTGAGCCCGATATTACACCTCTCACAAATCTCATCTGTTATTCCACGGCTTTTAAGATAATTAAAAGCCTCCTTATGTGGGGGATATATCGGGCTCGCTTCCAATACTTTTGTGTAACCTTGGGGTAATCTTAATATGTTCTTTTTCTTCTCTTGTACCTTGAATTCATCGGGTCGGATAAGTAAAAATGTTTTCTTTTGTTTCTTTGTTCCGTACTCATCAAATAACTTACCTATTGGACCACTTATACCACAACTCCAACAGTGATAGACATACTTCTCCAAACTGACTTCCAAATTACCTTTACCTCTACCTTCATCACATTCAACGCAGTTATATCCGTACTGCAATTTGCTGTCGTATACCTTCCTCGGCTCCCCAAGGACTTCCTCAATAAGTTCTAATACTACTTCTACTTCATCAGACATAATACAATATTAACAAATTTGATATGCGTTGTGAACAATCTTTTTCATAGATGTTGCATCACCAGTATTACCAATTACAGAACCATTCTTTAATGTGAATGCGTGTCCTTTAACAATAAGGATATAAGTTCCTGTTGGATACTTTTTAATAAATTGATTAAGAGTTGTTCTTTTAAGCTTATTGGTTGTTTTATCAACAGTTTTTAAAAACCAAATTTCTTTAATGATTTTTCCATTTAATGTTTTTCCCTCTTTTGAGAACTGGTCCATTTTAGAAGAAACATACATTGTTCCCTTTCTATTTTGTCTATTAAACTTTTCTTTAACCCAAGTATGAGCTTCGTCATATGGGATTTCATATGAGGATGCGACGGCTCTTACAAAGCAGTCATTAGATTCGGATTGTGCAATTACTGATTCGGAATATCCGATAATTCCTTCTGTTCGGTTGATGTATGGTAGTTGTTTCATAATGTAAAGGTATATAATAGTTTTGAAACTGCCAAAATTATTTTAATTAATAGGTAAATTGTTTCTCGTCTTTTTTTAATCTAATCCATTCCATTCTATTTTTAACCCATAACGTATCACCTTTTTTACATATTAAGTATACTTTTAAATTAACATTATCCCAAATTTCGTTATTTTCATCAAGTATGATATGAGCGTTCTCGTGCCAATTTCCTGTTCCAAAAACAAGGTCTTTGGTTACTTGATTTTCGGCATACTTTTCTTTGACTACGATTGGTCTCCACTGTTCTTCGGGATTTATATCTTCACATCCCACTAAAAAAGAACTGATAATTGTTAATGATAATAATATTTTTTTCATTTTGTTTTGATTTAGAATACAAAGATACTCCTTTTTTTGTTACCGCAAAATTTATTTTATAAAGTTCTGGTAATCCAATTACATATTGCATTAGACATAGATATATCCTCCTTCGACATATCAATAATTTCATCATATGTCTTAACAATAACACTACCATATGAATCAATTTTGTGATTTGGGTTGTTAGTATACACATCCACAATCCCGTTGTCTCCATTATAGTAATCGCAAAGTTCCATAACAGAAAACTCATTTTTGTGGGTTTGCCATCTTATGGAACCATAACACCTTAAACAGGTTACATATAAGAACCCATCAGGAGTATCCAATATCTCCATATAAAGTTTGTCGGCTTTTTCTTTAGCCTTTTCATATTTTTCAATTAACTCTTTCATATCATTTAATTTTTTAATCTAAAACCATTTCAGAATCAAAATACCAAGAACTATATCTTAAAGATAATTTTATAGTCAATTTTTTTTGTCTGCAGCATTTGTAGCACCATACTGCCTTTTTAATACGGGGGATAGTTATTCTCATAATTTTAAAGTTTGTCGTAATCAATTAAATAAACTGCAATAAAAAGTGAAATATACATCAAAGTTATAAATAACATATCGATGAGTGAGATAATATTAATGTCGTAATAACAATCACGCATTAAAAAAATGTAAACTAGTGTGATGAGAATAAAAATAAGATTTCGTTTCATATTGATTGATTTATGAAACAAAATTAAATAATCATTTTGAGATTACCAAATATTTTTTGATTTTAAATAACCGAGAGCACAGGCATAACTATCAGACATATCGTAGTTTTCCTTTTTGAGAGTATTGTTTTTGGTATATAACCAAGTGATTTGTGGTTCCCTTTTTGCCACTTGTTCCCAAATTAAAACTTTTTTGTCTATATCTTTTGGATATCCACCAAACAAGACAAATTTACCTTTATCATTTTCTTTTACAAAGTGGGGGAATGCGAATTTGCGAGAATTATATGTTGTAATGAATTCAGGAATAACACCAAGAATATCATAAACTTCTTTACATACAAGAGTATTAAACCTCATAAGAGTGCCAACCGTAAAAACGTTATTACTATTTAATAATGGTTCCTCAATAACTACAGTAGTTATTCCAAGTCCAACATAAGATTTTATTTTTTCTCTAAAAACCTCCGCCTTGAGAAGTAACTCCTCAATCTTATTTTCCGTTTTAACCTTTGGTGAAACGTGGGTTAATTCAAGTAGGTTTTTTGTTTCAATATCAAATAAACAAATACCTATTGTCTTGGTTGATACGTCCAGCCCCAATATCTTTGGGGACTCTTTTGATATGTCTTTTTTCATATTAAAAATCTAACTTCACAACAAACTGTTGTATACCCTGTCTTAATTCAGGTGATTGTAATTTTGTTACAACCAAAAGTTCTTTTTGTTCGTTTAATAAACCAATTTCTGTGATGTAAGATGTTGTTCCTGAAGCCCAAGTTGGGTTTGAAGTATTACTAAATTGGTTCCTACCAAGATTACATAAAAATCTCATTTCGTAAATAGTTGCCATTATATCGGTTTCTACATTACCATAAAAATAAAACTCATCACCGAAGTTCATTATATCAGGTGAGCCATTTGGAACCAAATTAATGTAATTATTTAAGTTATACGTAGGGGCAGAATTATAATTTGTTGGTGATATTTCAAATGTTGTTCCTGTTATTCCGCTCATAGTTAAAAATCCGTTTACTGTGGTCGCACTTATCATATCTGTAACATCAATCATCTTCCACTGCGTTGGGTCCGGTCTTAAAGTATCAACTCTTTTTTGGCAAAGTATTTGTAATTTGTTTGCAGAAAAACCTGAAAGGCTTCCTTGAGTTAAGAATGGAAATTCAGCTCCAAATCTAATTGCAACATTTTGAGAACTTGTAGTACAACCTGTGTCAGGCCCTAATATTGACGAATAATAATTACAGTGCAGTGAATTTGTAAAACCTGTATTATCAAATCTATACGTCACCCACATAGTTTCTGCACTTGATGCCATAATTCCGTTTAACTCGGCATTACTAAAACAAGTATTTGGTGTGATTAGTGATAATTTAGGTGCAGGTAAAGTCCAGTTTCTATTTGACTTATAAGATAAAGCCGCAACAACTTCCTCATCATCTATTACAATAATTTGTTGGTCCGGAAATACTTTACCAATTCTATTAAGTTTAGAGTTAGAATCAGGATTATTATCCCATAAGTGATAATACCTAATTCCTGGGTCATTCATATCACTATTTTCATTTGACTTAATGTAATAAGGTGTACATAAATCATAATTTATTGGGTCAATAAAAAAGTCAGCACCTATTGTTGTTCCTGTGGTTTTGTGCCACATTAGGGTTGGTATGTTTATTTTAAAGTGTCTCGCCAAACCAGTACTATCTGTTGGGTTTTGTGGGTCAAATGGTTCTGTTGCGAATTTCTCACCATAGACAAAATCAATATCTTGATTTGTATAGTGTATAATTGCAATAGCTTTTTGGTCTTTTGGTTTTACCGTAATTTTTTCATCAAATGAGTTATAATAAAACACTTCGCTTGTATCTGTTTGTCCTGTCGCCTCATTATATCCCAAATATTCTTTAGTTCCTACATATGTAACCGAACCAAATTTTGAATAATCTTCATACGTAGAACTAAACAAACCAGCCGGACTTTCAGTCCAAGGAATATTCATATTCCAAATAACAGTATTTTCTCTATTAATAACATCACAAGGTGATTCAAAATTTATTGTGTCCAATTGCCAATATGAAAATGGTGTAATTGTATCATAAAGTTGGGTCATTCCTGATGGATAAACGTGAACTTTTGCGTACTGTCCTGATACAGTATTTGCTGTATAATTAGGTACCGCCCTATCTAAAGTTATGCCATAACTATTTGTATATGCAGTTATTGATTGTATCTTATAAGTTAAAATAGGTACTGTTTCAATATCATTACAAGAACCAATACCGTCTAAATATATTGTTACAAAATCATTTACTTCAGGTGTTCCTGTTGTTGTAAAACAGAAATTTAAATCAATAATAATATCTGTTTGTCCTGATAATGTACTCATATCAACCCAATAATTTGAATTGATTGTATACCCTGTTGAATCATTAACAACCCAAGGTGTTGTATTACCTGTTAGAAAAAATCCTTTTGAACCAGCAGAATTAAATACCTCATCAATACCACTATCTTGGAATGGAATACCATAAGTATTACCATCTCCACCACTCACAAAATAAGGATATTTTATATTTTGTTTGTTTGATTGTGGCGTCCCTCTATCGTTTTGAGCACAGAAAGCAGGCATCAAAATGTTATTATTCACTTGATTATAATTTGGAACCGCAGTATAACTAACTTCACTATCTCCAATTTGAAAATAAGAAATGTTAAAATTACCCTGTGATATTCTTCTTCTACCTACGTCGGTTACCCTTGTATTAATTAAACCTGAAGTATTTTTTATTATGTACGACATCTTTTATAAATATCTTTTTTATTTTTTTATATTTGAATTTCATCTTTAACGATAATAAATGATTCGTTATTTTTACCAAAATTAACATTACAACACTGACAACCCGTTATTGGATTTTGTAAATTAGATGACGCAAAAACATCTATTGTTTGGTCTAGTGTTGTCGCACATCCTGAAGCATTAGCATCAGGTACTGTTATAGTCATTTCAGATATTGATGTTCCGGTTACTCTATCTGCGTTTGTCATAGAAATAACATAATTCTCGTTTATTGTAGTACCTGTAATATTTTCACTTCCGCAATTCGGTCTTGGTACTGTATAAGTTGAGGTTCTGCTTACTGATGGTGTTTGTAAAGTACTATTTAAATAAACTAATGTTTGACCAGAAACTATTCCTTCTCCGGGCCCATTAACTAATTGAACATCACTAAAGGATAATACAAAGTTTATGTATGTACCAACATCAATTGGGTTATCAAAGGTTAATTCCCAATCAGTAAGAATAATTCTTTTCCTTTGAGGATTATAAGTATCAACCAAAACTCTTTGGGATGTGATAGAAATTGAACCCGTATATACTTTCGGTACTCCATCATAACCAATAGTTGCATTAAGTTGAAGTATACTACCAAGACTATCTTGAACATTAACAAGGTAATTATTTTCACATAACCCATTAAAAATGTTTGATGGTTGGTAATTAATTCCATCGATTGAATATGAATATATTCCTGAACCTCCTGTAGGATAAACTGCAATACTACCATTACAAGGTGTTGTATTTTTACAAGTTGTATTTGTAGTAATTAATTCCGCGTCTAATCGTGATACAGTAGGACAACTCCCTTGTATTACCTGTAGATTTAAAATTAATGCGGCATTATTTCCTGTTGCATACCATCCGCTATCTGGTATATCAGAAACATTTAATGTGGTAAAAACTAATCCAACTCTATAAGTCATTTCCCATCTACCACTACCTGAACCTGTGTTTGAAACTCTTGGATTCCAAGAAATTTTATATGTTGTTGTTCCATCAAAATATTCCCATTTTGTTTTACCATTTTCGGTTCCATTTGGTGTGAATGCAAAATTAAATGTCTTTTTTTCCAAAATAAAAGTCATACACAAATTTGGTGGTGTCGGTGTTGGTAATTGGGGTGTTATTGGTATTATTGTTTGATTTTTACAATCTCCATTACTTTTTATTAGAATATTTACTGCGTTGTTTGATACAACAATATCCACACCACTAAATAATTGTGAGTAAGGTACATTAAGTGTGGGTGCACCGCCATTAACAAAAGTCGCAACTGTTGCTTGAGATGATTGGTCTAAATAACTAATATCATATGTTGCCGTATTATCTCCCGTTGTTAAACTAACTCTATAATTTACTGACATAATTATTTTTTTTATGGTGTTATTGTTATTGTAATACCACTACTTATTAACTGTGCAACCGCTGCGGTTGCTGTTGAACTAGAAATACCTTTCAAGGTTATTTTCTTTATATTAGTGTCAGGGTTATTCCAAGTTGACCCTGTTAAATCTATTAAAATATTATCTACAAATAGAGCATTATTCGTAACTGACCCAGCAATCTTGAGTTGTGTCATTTTGGTGGTAGCCCACTGATGAGGATAAGTATAAGTGTTTATTGTGTTATTACCTTCTATAGAAATATTATACGCACTTTGTGGTATATTTGCAGCATCTCCTGATATTACATTACGACTACCAATATAAAAACTTTCAATATTTGGTGGTAAATCACCAACATCACCATAAGGAATTTCATTAATTGTTACCCCACTACCAAATAAATACATATTTTTTATTGTTCTTGGTAATCCAGCAACATCACCACCAACTTTATTATCTCCCGTTAATTCAAAATCTATTAACCCGTTTGGTAATCCGTATGTGTCTCCACTTATTGTATTATTTCCATAAACATAAAGTTTAGTTATACTTCTTGGTAATCCAAATGTATCTCCACTTATTTGATTATTTCCATACATCGAACAGAATGTCAATACTGGAGGTAAATCTGAAGTATTTCCATAAATTGTATTGTTTCCTTGTATACTATATGCGATTGCCACTCTTGGTAATCCCGAAATATTTCCGGTGATAGTATTGTTACCAGTAATAAACGCGTTTGTTATTCCTGTTGGTAATCCCGCAACATCACCTGAAATTGTATTACTACCTTCAATATCCAAAATTGTTAAGTTTCTTGGCAAACCATAAGTACTTCCTGAAATTTTGTTATTATAAGTAATCGTTGTACTTGTCAAATCAATAGGTAAATCATATGTTGAGCCTGATAATCTATTATTTGATGTGAATAAATAAGTTAAATTTATTGGTAATTCTGATACAATTCCACTTAACAAAATATTACTATTTAAAGTGGTATTAATTAATCCATCTAGTTTTTTAAATTCAGTTGTGGTTAATGTCATCGAACCTGTAGTAACCGTAGCCGCGAAAAATTTTCCAATCGTTGATAAGTCCAAAGATTCCACAAAAATATCTCCTGTATATGGTGATGAATATGTATACGACGCCGTTCGTTCTGCACCAGGAGAATAATATGTTGATGTCGCTCCCGACCAAGTAACCAAATAACCATATGTAGTTGATGATAAAACCATACTAACCGTGGTTAATCCAATAGCCCCTAATTTCATTTTTTCCAATACATTTGTAGGAGTTAATGTTGGAGTTGGAGTCGGTGTAGTTGTGGTTGTGGTTGTTGGAGTCATAGTTGGTGTCGGAGTTGGAGTTTCAAATATTTGACTTGCTGCACCATTAAGATTACAATTAAGTGTTGGTGCAACTATTGAACAAGTTGTTGTCGCCGTATAATCGCCATAATAGTCAATAACCGTACAGGTATAACTACCAGGTAATAAATTGTTAATAGTACTTGTCCTTGCACCTGTATTCCAATAATATGAGTAAGGACTTGTTCCCCCATTAACAATAATTGATACTGAACCATTATTTGTCGTTTGAGTTGTTGTATTTGTTACCTGACACTGTATCGTCATAGGAATACTAACAATAACACTACAATTATTATCATAAACATAAACAGGTATTGGTGGTGGTGCCGGTGTAAAAGAAGGTGTTGATGTCGGTGTTGATGTATAAGTTGGTGTAACTGTTTGTGTTGGAGTAAAACTTGGTGTTGGAGTGTTTGTTGCAGTTGGTGATGGTGTAACACAAGGATTGAATCCTGCTGTCGGTATTGTAACAATATTTGATGAATGACTTAAGGATGGATTAAAATTAAAGGTTCCAACAGTATTGTTATAAGTATATGCCGTGTAATTTCCGCAACAATCATAATAATAAACATATTGCCCTGTTTGAGAATATCCAACTGTACAACTCACTCTAGAATTACAATCATCGCAATTCGCAGTTAGTTGTGTGGGTTTTGATTGTAGAAATGGTGCGGCGTATGATAAAGTATTTTCAATAACGGTTACACATCTTTGTGTAAATCCATATCTTGTATCATAAGTTTCAATTAAATATGTTTTACCTAATATTAATGTGTCTGTTGACGCCGATAAAATAAATTCATTTGAGCCACCACATTCAATAAACCTATAATTAGTAAACGTTGGTACTCCTATTAAAGAAATAACACCTGAACCACCAGTAACTAAAGCCCAATTAGTACCATTATAATAATATCCATCAGGTACCGTAGGTCCTGAACATCCCGAACCAACATATATTATTCCATTTTGAACAAATGATGTAACAGAATAACTACTTGCAACCGCATTTACCGCGATATATGCCGTTTGCCCTGAGGATAAAGATAAATTAATACAACTAACCATATTATGGACAAATTTCAAAACTATTTATTCGTCCAAACCTATCTATTTGAACTATGTAAAAATCATTACCAAATTTCATTTTTATATATCTATTGTTTCCATTATATGGTGTATATAACACCCCATTTATGTATGTTTGATAAACAAAGATACCAATCACAGGAACTGTGTTGGAATCACTTATATAAGTATAAAGGTAGTTTAAACTTAATTCATCATTACAAGTAAAACCACTTGATGAATAAACTGACCTGCCAATTAAATGACTTGCAATAACAGGTGTTGTAGTTGGTGTTTGAGTTGTGGTTGGAGTTTGTGTTGGAGTTTCTGTATTAGTTGGAGTTTGTGTGGGTGTTGGTGTATTGGTAGGCGTTTCTGTTGGAGTTTGAGTATTAGTTGGGGTTTGAGTTTGGGTTGGTGTCTGTGTTGGCATAGGTGTTATGTTAACATTTTCTCCTATTTCACATAATTGAGAATCCACTATTTTAAGTACAAAGTTTGTATCAGAATATGGTGATGGAACCTCAAATGAATATGGAAAAGATGATTCTGTTGATACATAAACACAATTTGCGCTCATCGCATCACAATAATATATGTCTACGGGCGTATTAGCCGTTACGGTTGATATGGTTACACTTTGACTCATTCTGATACTACTGTTTCTCCCGAGATTATGCTATTATTTGCATCAATTATTTTTAACATATAAGCTGTTGATACATCATATGGATATGGTATTGTAAATGTATAAGGAGGTTCCGTTATTCTTGTAATATAAAAACAACTTGTTCCTCCACTTTGGCATATATAAACATCAAATGGTGTTTGTCCTGTTATTTCATTTATTTGAACCTCAATTCCCATATTAAATAAATTGGTTATTTGTATTATAATAATTTAAAAGACAATTATCACAAGTATCAAAACTTTGTGTTATTGTCGCCGTAATTCCTTCTATATAATTATACTCCGAAACAATTCCTTCGTATGATATTATAGTATAACAAATATTATCAATATCAATATTAACAACTGATGATATATCTAAAGTTGATGATGTTGATGGACTATAAACAGTTAATCCTGATATAGAACCGTCACAAGCATCTACAATATATTTTTTATATAAAGGACAAGTCGTACAAGTATAATCATTCCACGCAGGTGTATTAATCTCATATTCTGTATCTATTGGTGTTGTTACAATAGATTTTAATGTTACACAAAAGTCATCTCCATCAGGGTTATTAACTCCAACAACTTGTTGAATTGTCGGCATTAATTTTAATATTCCTGATGTTGGTCCAACATTACAAACCTTTACATAAACAGTATCTCCGCTATCACAAGTAAGAGCGCTAAATACAACTGTTGTACAAGCACTAACCGTAGTTAAAATACAATCATCACAAGTTGGATATACAATATCTACAACATTTGTAAAATAGTTTCCACTATAACTTAATGATAAAACATTAATTGGTGGAATATATGAATCATTACTTTCACCCAAATAGTTCCAACAATTACCTGAACTATCTTTAAAAAAAGTGTTCGGTAAATTAGTGAAGTCCAATTTACTTGTCTGTATGATTTGCGTGTTGTAAGTTGCATAAGATGCAACGGGCGAACAACTTTGATATATATAAACTTTATTCATTTTTTTATCCTATTATATATGTTGAACTACTATAAACAACATTTCCTCCTGAATAATCATACGCCAATTCAAAATTTGCACTCAAGTATGATGCGGGAAATCCTGAATACACATAATTATTTATTGGTGATGCCCATATTTGAAAATCGTTAGTGTCGGCAGAATTTGTTAATCTGGCTTGTAATACGTAAGGATAAATTCTACCAGTAGTAACTCCATAATATCTATTATAATTGTCACAAGTAACCGCAGAATATGTTGTTAGTAATGAACTTGCAGTTGTCGATGTATATGCATATGTCTCTAAACAATATGGAACACAACTAAATTCACTATATATCGTTGATGCGGTAACACCTCCTCCAGGTGGTGTTCCTGTTGAATTTACTGCTAACATTTGTATAAATGGTTGGTTATATTTTATACCGTTTAATGTAGTATAATCAAATATACTAGCATTTGTTGAATAACTATTAACTTGAGAAACAATACCATTAAACCAAAGGTTGCAATTGTATCCATCATAAGCACCTAAATCATTTGTAATTGTCGGCATCGTCAAACTCATAGTATATCCTGTAGTAGTTGTCCCTGTTGTCACAACACTAGACGTATGTATTCTAAACTGCGAGTTTGAAAATCCATCCCCACATTTTTGATTTCTAGTTGCGGTTGGGATATTTAACGCAAAGTATCGATAATAATCTGGGTCTAAAGAATTAAATGGAGTTCCACTATATTGCATAATTTTTAAATAACTATTATAATATACATTTAAATCATTTATATCTTCAAATTCAATATCAATTTGTCCAATACCTAATATTCTATATTTACGAAATCTAATATAATTTCCAAGAGTTTGTGTACAAGTATATCCAGATGCTGGTGCAGGGTCTGATGGATATATCGCAGGAGTGCAACTTCTTACATAAGTTCCCGGAAAAAACATATCACTAAATGTTCTACTTCTAAATCCATTTGCATCAGTTATTAAATACTCACCTAGATTACCAACATTAGTGTATTTACAAAAATCAGAATATCCAACTGAACCAGGTACATTAGTTCTAAATGTTGCTCCGCTTAATGTTAATAACACACTTGTTGCAAGTCCATCGGTAGCGGTGCCGGCAGAAATTGTCGAACCACTTATCATATACGAACTATTTTTAAATTGATTGAATAAAGGCTCACAATTAAAGGTTTCAAGACAACTAAAATATAAATCCCAGTTTGTGTTACCCGAAAATGGTTCAACCGTTATTGTTAATAAATCACCGTCTTGTTTATTTGTAAAACCAGTAAAACATAAAACTCTTCTATGGTAAGTAGAAGTATCTGCAGACTTTGGCATAACATTCAAATTTAAGTTACTGGCACTTAAATCACTACCAACAGTTATATATTCTAATATATACGGTTGAGGATAATTAACCCCAAAATATGTTATTTTTAATGTATCCGGAACTGATTCTCCTTTAAAAGCAAACGGAAAATAATTAGTTGTTGAAGATAAAACAAATGTCGCACTTAATGGTTGTGCAACAGATTGATAATCTGTTTGATATTGTAATCTATGTTCGTAGGAACCCGGTTGAACTCCATTAACTCCTGACGCCAAACTATATCCCACACCATTATCACAAGTGTATGGACTAACAGTTACTGTTCCAAAACAATCAAGATTCGCATAAATTGAACCATTTTGTACTGTTGGTATAAAAGTATATCCACTAACCACAATTTTTTCTAAAATAGGTTTATATGTCCCCGCAAGTACAGGTGGTTGAGATGTTCCTGTTAAAGGATGATTAAATTGATGTGGATATGAACTATAGGATGGTCCGCTAGTGAAAGCCGATGTAGTTAAATCATTTGGTCCATACCATCTAAACAAATAATCTGAAACAGGATTTTCACAACTACCAGTTAAATTTCCAACTGATAGTACACCAACAGTTCCTGATAAAGGAATATCAAAATCTAAATTACAACTCACACATAAATCATTTGACACTACAGGAATATCTACCTCACAACGAGTACCAATATCCACAATTCTAATTGATGTGGTACCAATTCCAACTTCTATATAATAAGGGCAGTTACCACCTGTAATGTCCGACAAAGCAACATTACTCATTACTGGAGTACCATAATCAAGATTTGAATAGATGTTTAAAGTTCCACTTAATGGTGTTGTTCCCGTATAAGTTAAGCAAGTTGCCGCCGAAAAAGTCGCCATATATTATTTTTTTTATTTTTATTCTTGTCCTCCATCTGTTATACCTGTCCATCCATATCCCGTTGGTGTTGCTCCTGTTAACAAATCTTTACCGGCTTGTCCATCAGCGGTGTATTTTGCAGTACCAAAACTTATTGTAAGTCCTGTTTTAACAGTTTTACCTCCTGATGTCCAACCTGTATATATATCTGTTAGATTAGTTGCCGAGAATGTTGATGGTGTTTTATTTGCCATAAATCCTGTAAAATTAGTAACTCCCGAAACGTTCCAATTTCCTATCGGTTGGTTAAACGCATTTGCCGAACTGAACATAGCATTCATATTTGAAACAGATGAAGTATCCCAACCTGCTAATGGTTGATTGAATGCTGATGTTAATTGGAACATATTCGCCATAATTTGTACTTTAGAAACATTCCAATTTTCAATTGGCTGGTTAAATAATGCGGCTCCGCTAAACATAGAACCCATATTTGTAACGCCACTATTAATTGTCCAAGCAGATATTGATGTATCACCACTATTATTAAATTTAACTGCGTTTGAGAACATACTACTCATACTTGTAACTCCTGACATATTCCAATAACCAATCGGTTGGTTAAAGTTACTAGCAGTTGCAAACATTGATGCAGTATTCTGCAGACTTGTTGTTGTCCAACCAGATATCGATGGACTTCCTCCATTATTAAAATTAACCGCACTTCCAAACATAGCAGACATATTTTGTACTTTAGATACATCCCAAGAGCCAATATCTTGGTTGAATTGCGACGCACTTGCAAACATCGATGACATATTAGTAACACCCGAAACATTCCAACTTCCGATTGGCTGATTAAATGGTGTGGATGCAAACATAGCACTCATATTTGTAACTGCTGATGTCACCCAATTATCTATTCCTGTAAATCCAGAATTTTTAAATGCTGAGGCTTGGAACATACTTTGCATTTTTACAACATTTCTTACATTCCAATTAGATAAATCTTGGTCGAATGAACTACATCCACCAAATAAATTCATCATACCACCAAAATTACTATTGTCGGTAACATTTCTAACATCCCAACTACCAACTGGTTGATTGAAAGAACTACACTGATAGAACATATGACCTAAATTTGTCGCCGCAGACATAGTCCAACCACTTATCGAAGGACTTCCGTTGTTATTAAACAAGTACTGTCTGTGGAACATATAATTGAATTGTTGCACCTTACTGGTATTCCAATTTCCAATATTTCTATTGAATTTTGCAACTCCCGCAGAATTAGAATAGAACATATAAGAAAATACTGTATTGGCGCTAGTTATCCAATTATTAATTGAATTACTTCCTTTGTTGTCAAACTTGACAGCATCTTGGAACATACTTGATAAGTTTTGATTGTTTCTCATATCCCAACTACCCAAATCATCATCAAAATTACTCGCAGATGCAAACATACCACTCGAGTCAGTTACTTTTGACATATCCCAAGAACCAACATTATTTATTGTTGTTAAAGAAGTACAACTATTAAAAGTTGATGTCAATTTAGTGGTTCCGCTCAAATTAATAACATCAGTAACTCCTGTTAACACTAAATTAGAACATCCATAGAAATGTGCGGTTTGTCCGGTTCCCAATTGTAATGGTCCCCATCTTAACACCTCCACAATTTTTAATTTATCTCCCGAATTATTATATGACCACCCTCTCAAATTACCTGGGTCAGCATAAATATTAATTGTGTATGTTCCAGGTGATGAATATGTGTGTGTTAATGAAGACGCTGACCACACATTCACATAATCAGTATTTGTATCTCCCCAATCTATAATACAACTATAATTTGAATCCGATGTATTAACAAATGGTAATTTAACTTGATTAATGTTACTTGAACCAGTACCTGTGAATGTTGTTGTAAATCTACCTGTAAAATTATCTAAAGGTCTAGTTGTCGTTGGAGTTGGAGTAGTTGTTTCTGTTGGTGTATTTGTAGGTGTTTGTGTCGGCGTTTCTGTATTAGTTGGTGTATTTGTAGGTGTTTGAGTTGGTGATGGAGTTGGTGATGGAGTTACTGGTGGTGTCGGTGGTATATACCCTCCAAATGTGTAACCCGATAAATCACAATCCGCATAATTTGTTGGTGATGGAGTTTGTGTCATCGTAGGTGTTTGTGTCGGTGTTTCAGTATTTGTAGGTGTTTGAGTTTGAGTTTGTGACGGTGTTTGAGTTTGAGTTTGTGTCGGCGTTTGAGTATTAGTTGGTGTTTGTGTCGGCGTTTGAGTATTAGTTGGTGTTTGTGTCGGCGTTGGTGGTGGTGTAGAAGGTATTGTGGTAGTTGTTGGTGTTGGTGTTATAGTTTGTGTTGGAGTTGACGTTTGACTTGGTAACGGTAAACAATCATCACATTTACTAAATAAAGAATAAACATTATTAATTGTCGTATCAGGACTTAAATTTAGGTCATCTCTTAAATATTGAACACAAGTCCATTTTGTTCCATTTGGTGATGTTACATTTGCATTAAATACTGTTCCAATAACCAATTGAACTGAATTATAAAGTATTGGTCCTGAAACATAATAATAGTTATTTAAAGTTCCGCACTCCAATAAAACTTTAACTGTTGAACAGTCAAATGGTGGGTCAATAATTGTAAATGTTGCCTTACCCAATATTTCTAATATGTTTGTTGGTGTTAAAGTTGGTGTTGCAGTTACTGACGGTGTCGGTGTTGGCGATGAATAAAATATTGAAAAATTTACGCCTACATTATATACAGGGCTTGCAGATGGTGTCGGTGGTATTGGTGAATTTGTGAAATCAAAATTAACAACTACACAATCAGTAGATACTGTTGGCGTAACTGGTGGAACGTATGCGGCATCAAAATACGCATTAAAATCAATAGCAAAATTACCAACAGGTGTTGGTGTAGGTGTTGGGCAAGGTCCAAAATCAAAAGAATTAAATGCTAAATCAGGACAGTCAGAGTACCAAGGAGATTTACCCTCAAGTAAACAAGCGCCACCTAAACTATTACTTAAACACCATCTATCACCTGTGAAGTAAATTACTCCACCTGATGTTCCATCACCAGTAAATGAATTTTTTAAATTGTAAGTGTCTGCCGATACAAAATTACCACTATAACCTGATAGTGTTGGATTACTCGTTCCAAAACAAAATTCAATATAATTACACGATGGACAAAGACCATCGCTACAACCTGTTACAAGTGTAAAAATAACACCCGAACTATCATATAAGTCTCCAACATCATCATTTGTTACTAATGTTGCACACCCTTCAAAAAAACCTGTATTAGAAATGTAATATGTATTACCAATTGTATCTGGTAATCCAACTCCGCTAAATCTAAAAACATTTGAAGAGTTATAACAATCTTGAAATTTTATTGTTGTTGAAAAACAAATTCCCGTTGCAATAAGTATACCTGATAAATCAACCTCATAACAAGTGTCTCCTCCATCAGAACGGTCTGAATAATAACCAGGTCTTGCCCGAGTACTACACTCCGCATTAGAATACAATAAACTACCAATTTGTATTGGTGAATCAGGTGAATAATATGTATTATTAGACACTAAATTACAAGCGTCTGTGCAACTTGAAGACGTATAGGTTAACCTACGAGATAATGCGGTACAAGCCATATTTAAAATTTCTATCTATAAATAACCCAAAATCTGGTTTTTATTTAATAATAATTATAGAATTTGTTTGACTTTAATAAACAACTGATGTTTGAAATATTTATATTATATGAAATTACTTAAAACAATAAAAAAGATAATCGAAGAAGCAGAACAACATTATAATTTTGCTTGTGAAGGTAGTGTTAGTTTTGATGAGCTTGATAGACTGGAAAAGAACTACAAAGATTCTCTGAAATTATTAAAACTCTACAAAATTAAAGAAGAAAAATCTACAAAGAAGCGTCAATAATTTTGAACGTTTCGTATCCATTAGCACCACTCATTATAACCATCACCTGAGGTGCAGAATTAAATAAAGAAGGAGGATATTCATAAACTGTCGGAGGCGTTGCCGCGCTCAATTGTCCCAAATAATATCTATTATTACCATAGGAGTCTGCAATATATACATCTGTAGGCGTGTACCCCGTAAAATATGTTATTTCTAGTCTTGTCATCCTGTACAATAAATATCATAATCTATAGTCAAATAAACTTTTACATCAAGTGATGAAACCAAATCTTGTCTGCCAGCATCACTCAAAATTGTTATTTCATTATTGATTTCATCTATGATTACCTCACCAACACCAATTGAACTTGATAATAAATTTTGTATTGAATTATAAAATAAGTTATCTTGAGGTACATCAAGTAATGAATATGTTGTATAAAATACTTCAGTTACTTCAGGACTAAGTGGGTTAACCTTTACTCTTGTGGTAAATGTTGCGGAAGATAAATTACATCCCGTTTCTCCAGATGTTAAATCTTGGAATCCCTCATTTAACATTTTTGATAAACTATATTTTGTATTTGTAATTAATTCAAATGTTTGTTCTCCAACAGTATAAGATTGATATGAATCAAAAGAAGTACTTCCGTTGATTGTTGTGGTTCTTTTCAAAGATGACCCATTTGAGTCAATAACAATCAAACTATACGTACCTGCAGTTAATCCTGTGACAGTTATTGTTTGTGGGTTATCCATTACGTTATCAGACCAACTATACGTAAATGGTGGTTTACCTGAGGATATAAGAGCAGTTATTGTTCCTCCACTATTTGAACCTGCGGTTGTTGGTATTAATAAAAAATCTACAACCGGAACATACTCCACATACACATTAACATTTTGTTTACACCCCACCGAATCCACCACAACAACTTCGTGTTGTCCTGAAGATAAATCATAAAACGTAACTGCAGATAATATACTATTTGAAATACTAGTTTTATTGTCTAATATATAAGCATATGGTTCTGTACCCCCTGTTGATTTTGTAACCGTAACTGTCCCGTTTTTTTGACCGTAAGTTGCTGATGTAGAAACCGCAGATATTGAAAAGGATTCTTGATTATAAATCGTATAATCATTCATATAAGTACAACCAGAAGAGTCCGAAACAGATAAGTTATAAGTCCCTGCAGATAAATTTGAAAATAAATTATACATTAAATCAGTATTAACCTCCTTAACTGACAAATCAGGATAAGTTAATGAATATAAAAAAGGATTGTTTCCACCCTGAATTGATACGGTTATCGCACCTTCGGAGAAAGAACAATTTGTATTTTTTGTTTCAATATTAACGGATGTCATACCTGATGGTGTATTCAAAGTAGTTCCAATTGAATCACTACAGAAAGCGGCATCTGTTACTTGAACTGTATATGGTCCAGCACCAATATTTTCTAATGTAAATGTACTTAAATAAGAAATTTCAACATATCCCGTAGATGCCGAGTAATAGTATGGTGGTGTTCCTCCAGTTAACTGAACCGTTAAACTACCATCATTAGTTAAACAAGAGGGAGGATTTGCTGTGAATGCAACAAGTTGGACGGGATTTAAATTTACTATGGTTCCCGATTTTATAACAGAGCAATTATAATAATCTCTAACATCAACACTATAATCTCCGGCAGTTAATCCTGTAATATAATTTGTCTCATCACCTGTGTTCCACTTATACGTATATGGTGGTGTTCCCGTTAATCCTGTTACATAAATCTTACCAATTGGTGTATATCCACACGCGGCGTTTGGAACAACATATAATCCGTAATCAAGTGTTGGCGATTTTTCTATGATAAAACTCTCACTTCTTCCTGTACATCCTCCTAAATCTTGAGCAATCATATAATAAGTTCCTGCAGTAAGATTTTGGAATGTTGTGTTGTTTACACTTGTTGTTGATGAAGTAACATAAGTATTGTCTGAATTGTATAGATAAATTTCGGTATAAGAAAAATTGGAAGAACTACTAACTGTTGCAGTTCCATTATTTAAATCACAAGTTGTATTTGTTACACTTGTTAAAAAACAAGAAACACCGCTTGAAACAGGTACATTAACAAATATTTGATTATTAGTAGGTGCCGATGAGTCTGTTATAAGTATTGTATATGTACCGGCACTAAGTCCTGTTCTTGAAGATAAGTCTGTACTTGCATCTACACCTAAATCAGGGTCCAACCACTGTACATTATATTTTGGTGTCCCTCCATTTGGAATAATGATTATTGCACCTGAGTTTGTTGAAGAACAGTCTCCCGTCAATATAACATTATAATTTAAACCAAAAGTTTCCATATATTAACACGTTATGTTTACATTTATTCCCACACTCAAAGTTAATGTTTGATTTAGGTTTAATGGCTGTGTGCCTAAATTTGTTATTGTTAATTGATTACCACTTATATTATAATTCAAATTATAATTTAATAAGGCCGGTAATGCTAAAATTAATGCCGCTCTCCAGTCACCATTTGATGGTGAATTGTTCAAACCTGTTCCATAGTAGAATGGTTTATGTATAATTCTATTATTTCCTATTGATAAATCAACATACCAAGTAGATGTAAGTGAATTCGCACCATTACAAGTTTGTATTGTATAGGTTGGACTAATTGCACTATTAACCGCCTGAGTCAACACCCCATTAAAGTTAGTATATGTTGTATTACCATTTAACCAAGGAAAAATATTTAAATTAATATATTCTGTTGATTGGCTATAGTTATTCAAAGATGTAACAATTGAACAAGGTTTTGCTAGTTTTGGTTCAACCAAACAACCTCTATTTCTTCTATATACAAATTTTTGTCTTTGTAATACAGAGTTCTCATACCTAATTCCTCCCTGCCAAATTGTTGTTGCGGGAACCATTTGTTCTACTAATTTCAACCAATATGGTCCCATACCAATAACGTAATCAATCAATTTTTGATATGTGTATTGATTATTTTGTATTCCAATATTTTCTTCTTGTAATAAATAATTCCACCAAAGTGATTGTAACGTTGGGTATCCTCCTGTTTTTCCATCAGTTATAAATTGGCGATTTCTGGTATTAATCATATTCTGCCAGAAAGTTTTTGAAAATTCAAAGAATGTTTTTCTTTGTGGTTTTGGGTCAATAAAGGTAGAATCAACCCCACCCGGTACAGGATAATACGCTGTTAAGCCGCTTTCAGGGATTGGGTAATTATAAAGTCTCGATTGTTCCCATATTTCATATGTAAGTCCTTGTCCAGGATTTAAAAATATGTCAGTATTTTTTACATTTAAAACTAATCTTTCGTTATCAAGATAATAATAAGCGTTGTAATTTCCTTGACTTGCACTTCTTAACTTATCATCAGTTTCTAACCAAGATTTATTATTATCAATAATCCTTAATAATTTAAATCCATCATTTATATATGGAAAATTTCTATAGGTATTTAAATATTCTTGACCGTAACTAAATGGTGTTAATTGACTTTGTATTTGAGTGTTTTGTCCTTTATATACATTTCCTGTTACCACCACTTCTTCAGGGCTCCTGTGAGATGGTGTTTGTTCATACCATCCCGCACCTTTTTGAAAAAAGTTTGATTCAGTTGGTTTTGGTGCGTATGGGTATCCATCATAATCAATTGGATACTCCGATAAACTAACATTAACGTCCGTATAACTATCTTGTGTAGTAAAACCTGTGAACACCCTACCCCTAATTTTAAAAGTGTTTGTTGAGTCTAATGCCGGTTTTTCTTCAACGTATGTTCCTCCTGATATTTTACCAAATTGTTTATCAAAATTTTCAATATCAATTTTTTGGTCTGCAAGATATATATATTCGTTATACTCAATTAAAGATTCGGGAGCTCCTATTAAATTTAATAAAAACTCAACAGACCTTCTTGTACCTTTTGATTTAAAAATATACGCCGAATTTAAAATTAAATTCCTGTAAAATGCGTAGTTTAATTCTGTCGGTGTTTGAGCTCTTGCATAACCAGGGTAATTAGATTTAGTTTGATTACCAAAAATAGATGTTAGATAATCTTCATTTGTTATTGGTGAAAAATTTCCGTTCCATCCTAATGTTTGAGCCAAATCAGATAAAAGTTCTGATGGAATATCGTTTGATGGGTTATAATTAACTGAGTTTGCAAACGCAAGACCGTCAACATATTTTTTTAAATCATCAAAACTTCTTCCATATATTTGAAAAACTCGTTCGACTTTTCTACCTAAAGTATCAAATTCTTTTAAAGAACCTGCAGTCAAAAATCTTGATATCAAGTTAGTTTTAAAAGTATCTAATTCTTCGGAAATAGATTGAAGTTGTGTCAAATAGTTGTCAAATGCAAACGACCTAATATCTAAATTCCACGGTCCGTCTTTTGGCCAAGTAACTTGTTGATAATTAGTATAAAATTGACCGTCTTGATTTTGTGCTGGAATTTGAAATATTGCAGTATATATTGGTTGTATTAATCTATTCAATAAAAACTGTTCAATTTCATCAAATGTCTCCGCAAATATTTTATCCACAATAAAATCATTTGGCCTGATTTGAAAATCATTTGACCAAGTTGTTGCAGTATTTCCAAATGGGGCACCTGAAACATAAAAAGCGATATATCCTGTATATAAAGAATCTGATGGTTGAAAAGATAAAACTTTATACTCTGTGCCATCAAATACCACGGCATAGTCAAGATAAGTATTATTTAAGTTTCTGTAAGGTGAAACAGTATTTCCTGTTGAAATTAGATTATTTGTCGCATTAACAGTATAATCAACCCCTATTGGATTAAAAATCCTATCCACATTAACCTCAAAATACGTTTCGTCATTTACAGAATCATAAGAAATATTGATTGCTGTGTTTCCTGTTGTAAAAGTTGGTGTTGTAAACATAACATCCAAAGACGCAGGAAAATAATTAATAATTTTTGTTACAGAAGTACTAAGTCTTTTCGCTAATGAACCATACAAAGAAAAATTTAATACTTGAGAAATATCATAGTTTGGATGAACTCTGAATTGACTTGATTGTATTCTTTCACTTTGAATAACGCTATCAACACCCAAATCAGAAAGATTTACAGGTTTTGCAAATTCTCCTACACCGAAAGTTCTATTAACTTTGTCAACAACATTTGTAGTAAATTCAAAATTACCTTGCGTAAGTCCTCCTCCATCTACAATTTGTAGACCAACAATATTGTCGGAAAAAGTCCCAGCACCGTTACCAGGTCTCGGCGGATAGTAATATTTTGTTTTTTTAATTGTAGTTGCCATTAAGTTGTTATATTGTTAAAACTTTTACTAAAATCAATATCATTACCTCTACTTTGTCTAACCTCATACAATAATGAATTGAATTGGTCTCTAACTTCAAATAAGTTGTATTGTCTGAAGATATTATTATTAGAATCGTAGATTGTGTAAATACCGTCATCAATTGACTTGGTTTGATTACCATAAAGAGCAATTGCTAATGTGTCTATGTCATACTCGGCCATTTGTATGTCTATAGTTATAGGATTAAAAAAAGTATTTGTTATTATAATATTTTGGTCGGGTTGTCCTATGAATGGTGTTGCGTTTGGTTTGTTTGTTGGTGATGATGATGGTGTTAAAGTTAAAAATAGCAAATTAGATATTCCATCAACATATCTATATCTAACCGCCTTTTGAGTTGTGTTTGTTAGATTCACAACAACGGGTTCACAAAAGAAACAAGATGTTACTATTCTAAAAAAATTCGGTATTTTACTTCCATCAGGATTGAGATATTCAATTCTAAAACCAATTAACCCTTGGGGCACAAATTTATTAATAAATTGTGATGGTATATTTGCCAAATCAATAATAATACCTTTAACGTTTGGTAGCGCACTTAAAACACCACAATCGGTAATTGTTGTTCTGATTTCGGCTGGTCTTACATATAATGTATAAAAACCTAAAGCGTTAAATGTATCTGCAGGTAATGTTAAATTATATAGTCCCCCAAGGATTTCAATATTTGTATTTCCACCCGTTTGAGCGTTATGAAAATATGGTCTTAAAACCGTTGGTGCGTTGAGGGTTTTTAATACAAAATTATCGGTTACATCCCTTGTGGGTGTATAATTTAATATTATTTCTACATCTTCAGGACTTACGTCTGAGGGTCGCGTGGCCCCGTATGTTCCAATTGCCATTTTAAATCTTTATTATAAATAGTTTATATCTTTTTTTCCACTTTAAAAAAACCATATCCGTAATTTATTAAATCTCCCACATTATCGACTTCCCCCAATCTTTGTATTTTCTCATAAGCACTATTTTTTCCTCTCTCAATATATACGTTAGTTTGTATTTGTGGTTGGTCTATAACCCCCATCATAACCTCTTGTTTTGTTATTGGTAATGAGGTTATATTTTCCGTAGTAAATCCAGATGATTGAGCAAAAAATAATGTAGTACCATCACTATAATCATAATAATCTACATCTTGTATCGTATACCCCGTATAATTTTGTGTAATGGAGTTTATCACACCATACAATTCTCTGTTCTTATAAACATTTTTTCCTTGGATATATTTTACAGAACCATATTGTTCCAAATCTTGTAGTCTTGAAGCAGTCTCTCCTGTTACATAAAATGGCGTTGACACATAATTGGAAGATGTTTGTGCAGATACTTCGTTATTTGAATCTCCAGAAAATATGTAATCATAACTAACAGGTGTTCCTGACCAACTTCCAACATTAGATGTAAAATATGCCGTTCCCTGTGGGTTGTAAATTGTTGGTAGTGAATATGGTAAACTAATTTTTTTAGATACTTTTATCATTCCCCAAGGATTTGTTTGAGTCAAAGTAATTGTATAATCTTTCATCATATACGGATAAGAATGCATCGCATAATTTGGTGAAAATGTTGTTACTGTTTGTGGTGTAGTTCCGTCTCCCCAATCCACAGTATATTTTGAAAGTTCTAAAAATTTCTGATATTCATCAGAAGTATTATACACATAAACATCGTATGGGTTTGAGGTTGTAGATGAAAATAAGAAGTTTGTAACAACATCTTTTTGTGTCATATATCCATCAAATGGTTCATAATATCCCATATCATTTACATTCTCCGTAATTAAAATTGGAATTGTTAATCCTGTTAGAAGAGATGTTCCATTAGTATTTCCAGTAAGAACCTCGGTCATCGCCGAATATATACCAACACTTTTTCCATCATACGTAACCTTTGTTAGGTCACGTTTAATGGTCTCTGGTGATATTATTATTTTATAATAATCCATATTATGGGTTTACATATTGATACCAAGTTATGGGTGTTGTTGTTCCAACCCTTTGATTCACATTTGTATTTGTGTTAAATCTATATACGCGATACACTTTATTCACATAATCACAAACAACTCTATAGTAAAAATTATCAGTAGCATCAAAACTATTTTCCTCCCCCGCCGCTAATGATGATTGTGGTTTATTCATCATTTTTGTAAACACTCCTGTTTTTGCATTATAAAATTTGGCACTCATATAAAATGTATTAATGTTTAAAAATTCCAAACTCTTCAACCAATAAATAAAAAACCCTTCTTTATCTCCAATATAATCCAAAGTAAATTTTGGCTTTTTAATTTCAACTGGTTTATTATTCAAAAGAGCAGTAGTTTTATATCCTTGTTGTGTCGGTATAATAATTGTTATATAGTTAGTTTGTCTTTTCTCATCCACCGTATCGTAAAAATCCAATTTAAAAAATGACTTTGTAAAATCATTTGTAAAATAATATATTTCTTTTGTTAAAAACCCTTGTGAAAAATAACTATTATTCCAACTTGATAAATTATTTAAGGGTCCTCCTGAATAAAAATAAAACTCATAATTTATTTCTGTTTTATTTGTTGTTGGTTCAACATCGTGTGGAAATCTATCCACCTCAAAATCATATCCAGTACCAATAACTTGTTTTACCACCTCCTCCTCATATATTTCAATTGATTGGTCTTGACCTGCAAAATCCCAATCCAATTCGATAGGTATTGTAATTTCTTTACTACTTGAGCCACTCAAAATTATCCTATAATTATTCACAGCCATCTATTTTTGGTTTTACTGGTATGTTTATTCCTGTATTATAATTATTGACATTTGTTCCTTCAGGTATAAACCTAAAAATAACATTATCAAACGGATAGTGTGATTTATTTAAAAAAGGAAAATTAACACCTCTACCTAAATTATCTATAATACCGTATGAATATAAATCTCTCCACCTAAATTCTTGGTCTGACTCTGAATAAAAAGAGTAAAAAGGAACATTATCGACATTATCAACATTACCTGTTTCAATAAAATCAGAATAGACTCTTATTGTTATGGGATGATGTGGTTCATAATAATAACCGTCACTATTGGTTGTTGGATTTAAACTGGTTTGTAAATTATCTTGGTTAAATTTTACTTTATGATAAAAGGGGGAGATTACTCTTTCTTTTTGCTCATAATCATTCCATTCACAAAAATCTCCGTTTATTATGTCTCCAGCACTTAAATTATTATTATAGTAAAATGTTTTTGTCGTACCACTAATGTCCGTTTTATTATAAGAAGATGTTGTTATACTTGAATCTGAATTAAGATTATTTTCGTCCCACCAAGAATTTGTGGTATCAGTCAAATTAAATTTCCACCCTTCTTTTAATCCAACATTAGATGCTGAAGGTTTATTGAAATAACCTGAATATCCTTTATGAATAACAGTTAAAAATAACTCACTTACAGGTCTTTTTTGATTATCTAAAACTCCCGTCAAATCAATATCTATTTTTGAGGTTAAAGTATAAGTATTACTACTCGTTTTTTGAGCACATCTTGTTGTATTATTTGGTGTTATGGAACTCAAGTACAATTTTTTTTCTTCTCCAAAAGAATTTTTTTGGAACCCCGTTTTAGTCATTATAACTTCATCAACATTAGTTAAAATTTTATGTTCCCTAACGTAATATTTTGAACGAGTTTCGTTTAATTGTTCAGGATAAATAACTCTTTTAAATTTGCCACTTCTATTATTAAAAAACGTATTTCCTGTATAACCAACATTATAAATGTTAAAAATATATTCATCACTACCTAATGAATCGTTACCTAACGAATAAACTTCAAACAAATTATTGATACCGTATTTAAATGATAACTCAACAGATTCTCCGACTTGTAGTCCGTGTGGTGCAATACACTGAAAAGATATTAATTCACTACCATTTGATGTGGTATTTACCACTTTAAACGGTATGCCATCTTTAGCAATCCAAGCACCACTTGTATTATTTAATGAATAAAATAATCGTTTATTATAGTTACTATTATTAGCATAACTAATATAATAGGTCCAATTATAGGTGTATGCACTTTTTGATTCGTATGTAAAATGTTGGTCTTTAGCGTCAGGTCTAAAAAAATCAAACTCATAAAATTGGGGAAACCCATACCAAAAATTATTCAAGACCGATAGTTCGGGGTTTAAATAAAATAAATTATTTCTAAAAGGAACATAACTTGTAGTACCTGTATAGGCGTTAGAATAAATGTAACTTATTTGAAATGTAGGTCTAAAAATTTCACACAATTGTCTCTCATTATCATAAACTTGAGGTAGGGACACAGTAGTGATTCTATCAAATTCTGTATTGAGTTTTGATGTTTGATTTAAAGTAATATCAATTTTTTGGTCGACCGCAGGTGCTGACTTATATTTTAACTTACTCGGTATTATTCTATAATCATATAGTTTCAACTCCTAAATATTTTACATTAAATTTATCAAGAGCGTTATTCCCTCTTACTAATCCGAAATAAAAATAAAATGGTGCTCCTACAGTTACGTTAGAACCATTTGCTAATGTTTGTCCTCCAACTCTATCACCTTCAAAAACAAATCCTGTTAACGGTGGAGTTGCTGGAGCCACATTATATATATACCCCTTAAGTTGTGATGGTATATTAACTTGTCCTCTAAAATAATTTGAAGACGCTGCAACTCTATCTAATGATTGATATTTTTGTGCTTGTATGTCCGCTTTAGTTGTTGCCCAATCATTATATTGATTACCAAAAATACTTGTTGTATTAGTTTGTGTTATATTCCATTTATACATAGGTACCACTTGAGTAAATACAGAAAGATAATCATATAGACCAGGGACAGTGGAATCGTTTCTTATAATCCTTTTAGGTGAAATATAATCTCTAATCTGTGTGTCAGATGAAAAAAAGATTCCGACTGTTTTGTCTTTAACATAAAATGTATTTCCACCTGTTGAACCAGTAGTATAATCGTAACTTTCAAAATCAAATTCATCTACACCTATTTCAGAGTTAACTGAAATTGCTTGAGCATAATCGCCATCAAATCTTGCTTTTTTCCTTGAAAAAAAAGTATCGACCGATGCGTCTCCAGCACTTAATAATTGACCCAAAAATGTTGAACTGATTTGTCTTGATATTATAAATAAATTTAGAATATTAGATACATCTTGATAACTTGTTTGCTTCATATTATTTATGTTGTATCCAAAATAATCGCTAGAACAACTTAATTCGTTTGCAAACGCATCTCTTGGACCCAAATCCATAATTGTTGTTGGAAATTGTAATTGTAATTTATTTCTATGTGTTTTATTGTTTGGTGTAAATCCAACAAATTTTCCGCTACTATAGTTATAGGGAGACGACCTATAAAAAAAGTTATTTGTTACAGGATGTAACATAACAACATCTTTACAATATTTGTTAAACGGTACATTAAAACTTCCTGTTGTTGGGTCAGTACCAAATAATCTTTTATTTTTAATAGGAAATGCAAATAATGTTCCATTAACCCAATTGTTTACAAAATTGTGTCCAAATACTCCTCGGCAAGCCGCAAGATTAACTTTAAATCTGGCCTTCCATTCTGCTAACTGTTGAAAATCTCTTACTAATCTTATTATTGGTTTATCAACAAATACATAACAACCATTCCTAACTATACTTGGTTTTTCAAAACAAGGGTCTCCCACAGGTTTTACACCAAAATTTTCTCCATTACCAGAGTAGCAACTCAAAGGTGCCAACCCTTGACAACTAAAACTATTAATAACAGTCTCTTCAAACTGACTTGGTTCATCATCTATACTATCTCCACTATTGTATCCAATAGTTTGTTCACTATATTGTGGAGCTGAAACTCCATTATCATCATAGGCATAAATAGAAAACCCTAAATTTTGATGTAATACAAATGTATTGTTTCCTTGAGTATCACTTCTGTAAGTTGAGCTTGGTAACCTATCGGTTCTCATTACAACCTTTTGTGTACCGGCAATAAAATTAGTTGTTGTTCCTGTTGGATATATGGGTGAAAAATAAACAAAGTTACCGGCTTGTATTCTTGTTACGGGTATATTATTATACACTCTTTGGATTTCTTTTTGAGCGTAAAAATATGTTCCTCCTTCTATATATTCGTTTGGATAATAACCTCTATGTTGCTTATCCCCATTCAAATTTAAATAATGATTTGGATTCATATTTAAACTATAAACATTAGAAGAAAAAGTATATTGGCTAGTTGTTTGTATAAGCCCTAAACTACCAGTTTGATAAGAACTTTGGGCAAAAAGATTATTTGTTGCGTCAACTGTAAGATACCCTCCAATAGTGTTAACTTTTGTATTATCTAATATTGTAAACGAACTTGTAGTATCTACCTGAAATGGTCTATTTGGAGTACCAGGGAATGATGTTAAAGCGGTTGCGTCTAATGCAGAATAATTAGCGATTAAATTTGAACTATAAGTCCTAAAACTTGATGGAACTTGATAGAAAAATGAATCGAAAAATATTGGGTATCCTTGACTTGTTGTTTGATTTGTAGTGATTTGGTTATGTCTTGGTAAAACAAGTCCTGGTTGTATTGGAATATTTAATTTATAATTTCCACTAACAACAACACTACCATATGATTTACCCATTAACCTACTAATATCAATATTCATAGGTTGTCTTGATGAATGAGGGTCAACACCTCTAACTAAAAACGCAACAACATATTGTTTTTGGTCAGGCATCGTATATATTGGTCTAAAAGTATTGTAATCCGTCCCGTATCTGTAATTAGTGTAAATCCCTTGTGGGTCTTTTATCTCCGCAAACATAGTCATAAAATTGTCCGTAAATCTATATCTTAAAGAATCGTATTGAGTAATTGTTGGCGTATTATATTGACCTGTTTGTGGCGTTGGATTTAAATTAGAAAAATTACCATACGTCATCGCAGTAATTACTTGAAAATATTCAACGTCAGTTGGAAATTTTTGGAACACCACATTTTCATATTGTTGTAATGATACATTTGTTACTGTTATATCAACATCATCATACCCATCTTGACCCCCAATTACCGAACCCAAAATGGTTATGGTTTCACTTTCTTCGTAATTATAACCTCTATTATTGATTGTCACACTTGTAGGAACATTATTGACGACAACAATATCAAATGTAGCATTAACACCCACACCATCTGTAACTCCACTAACATTTATATAAGTTCCATTAACTGCCGAAGTACCATTATAAGTGAAAGTTATACCTGATATTTGTCCTTTAGTATTTGGAATTAACGCTTGTTGTATTTCTGAACTTTGATTAAGTATATAATTAACTGAAGGTAAAAATGAATTTGGGTTACTTGGGTCAGCACAATTTATAGTAATATTACTTATATTTTTTGGTAATCCTTTTACCGCAGTTGTAGTGACTTCATCACCATCGGAATTTAAATAAGAGGTTAATGTTCCACCAGTTAAATTTGGGTCTGTAGAGAACTTACTTCCATTAAATGATATTATCGCACCTGTGGTAAATGTATCTGCACATCCGTCATCAATTAACAAAGCCATCACATTATCATAGTGAAACTTACCGGCATTTTGTGTTGGGTTAACAGAAACTTTTATTTGATTCCACCCTCCTCCCGGTTGTGAATTAAAAAACTTCGCCTTCGTATTAAATAAATTTAATCTTTCAGCCAAAGTCAAATCTTGTGAATGCCACTGATATGGTAATCCATTACAATTACCAATTATTGATGCTGGAGTTCTTTTGTAGTATGCGTTATTTCCATTTCCCGCCATCAATTCTTGTATTGCAAGAGCTGAATCTCCACAAGTATTTGTTAACCCACTACAAGCAGGTGTATTTACACCCCCAAGAAATGGGTCATCTTTACAATAATCTTCAGAATAAATGTTACTGAAACCTGTTGAACTTTGTGTATTAATTGTACAGGAAATTGATTGGTTTTGTTGTGCTCTTGTCGCAAAATTAAATGCGTCTCCTTGGTCTGTGTCTAAAGTTTCACTAGTACAACTACATATTTCACATTCAGGATACGTTAGAATTGGGAATTTTAATTTCTTAAAAGGATTTCCTATCTTATTAAATAAGTCTTTTAAGTTTGTTGGTTTTTTACAATTTGCTTTAACTCCTGGTATTGCATCAACAAGTTTACAAAGAAAATATATTGTATATGCAATTGGTCCATAAACAAAGATAAATAAGAGTTTAAATAAAGGCCATATAAATGCCACAATATGTATTATTGGTAATAAAGGTAAAACTATTAGAAGTATGATTGACATCAAAAAATTTACAATATTGAATAACATATCAAAATTTCTTGTACCATCATTTGTTGGAAATTTATAATTTGTGCTATCACAACTATTATCCGTTATTTGTTTTATTCCAATAAATCTACCTCTATTTGTTCCTTTGTGGTAAAGGTCAATCATACCTGAAACGGTATAAACTTTATTATATGAAAACTGATAAAATCTATCCTCGCAATCAATCGCGCTTTGTATTATTTGTCTACCCTTTGTTGTACCCGTATTTCCATAATCGGCCCAATCTAAACTAAAAGCATAAGATTGTATAAACTCACCATACTGTGTAGGATTTGTAGTGCCCAAAAGTCTTGGGTCATTTACCGATGATATCCACCCGCCTTCTCTGATATTTGGGACCAAGAAATATCCTCTTTTAATTGTCGCAGCCAAATCATTTGATTGTTTCCATTTAACCTTGAATCTATATTTTGATTTTGTTGGTATCCCAACTTTTGGGTCGTTTGAAAAAACCCTTTCACCAAATTCATTTATTACAACATATTCTAAGTTCATAGGGACATCCACCAACCAAGAGCCATCTGTGTCAATAACATTATTTCCACCGTTAAAATTATACTGTTCAAGTACTGGTCTACCGTATGAGTCATCATATATTGTTTGTCTTATTGCCAATATTTCTCCAGGGCCTGCAACCAAGTTACAAAGATTACCCATTTCGGTGGATGGTTTACACGCAATTTTTAAAGGTTTGGTATCTATTGAAGATATTAAAGACCCCATAAAAACTGCGGTTGGTTGTATATCAATATTTGCATCGTCTCTTAAATCAAAATCCACCCTATTAATAGCAATTCTACAAATATTTTCATCCCCCCATAATGGTGATACATCTATTGATTTAGTTATATTAACAATTTGTGGTAAAGAATTTAGATTATTTGAACTTTTAAATTGTGGACCCGACACTTGAGCGTCTGTTGCCCTTCCCATTCTTATCAAATCCTGTGGTGTTAATGAAAACTCCCCAATATCGGATAAGTCTAAATCTAAAAACACTATTTGTACTCCAAGAGGAACACCCATAATCATATAATCCCCACTATCATTTGTTTTTACGGTGTACTTATAATACTTGTCGTAAATCTCTATTGCAAGTTTATTTGTTAATGCGTCTTTTCTTGAGGGAAATGTACCTGTAGGTACGTGATTTGAATATGATTGTTCGTATGGTAAAAGATTATATCTATAACCATCCTCGTTTTTAATATCAGTAGTGGTATAAGGATAAATTGCAGTTATTTCAGGATTTAACTTATCTACATCATCGATTGGTACAAAAATAGATACTTTTGCGTTTGGTACGCCATAACCATTATTTGCGGTTATTCTACCAACAACAACACCATAATTAGCACAAGACCTATCATAAACATCTTCTTGTTGTATCTTTAAAGATAATATCTCTAAAAAATTAAAATCTTGTTCTAACTCAACGTTGATTGTTTTATTAATACCAATCTCTGTTCGTATTCTTTGTGAATATCCCATTGTCCTTTATTGAATAAATAGTTTAGGGCGAATTTTTCCCAATACACCAAATTAAAAATAAGTGAAGATTGAAATAAATAAATTGGTTACGAGAATGTTACTGATTGGAAATTCTTTACAGAAACTCTAATATCTTTATTTGGATATCTTATTTGATATATCTGACTTGGTTCCGCAAATATTGTGTCGTCTACCGGTTGAATTTGTTTTGTTTCTGCATCCAAATAGGCCATCGAAGTTTGAGAAGACGAATATTGTCCTCCTACATTATTAAACACATCTAAACCTGTTACTGTTATTACCCCGTTTTGGTTTTGTATGATACTTTTTATTTCTGATAAATAAACGTTCTGACCAAGTTGTCTATTTAATGGGTCTAAATACGCGGAAATACTATTAATAATATTTGATACAACTTGACCTGAGTTTTGAGTTGCTTGCAAAACAACAGAAATATTTAAAGATAAATCAATAACATCCGCAGTCATAACTGAAATATAATCATTCATCATTCTATAATTCGATAGATAATTGGCAATATTTTGTTTTAAAGTATTTGATACAATATTTGTTAATTTACCTGTTGTATCATATGATAAAATTTGAATATCAATTTTATTATTATTTTCTGTTATCGCCACTTTAGCAGGTGCTCCAAACTGAGCGGGCATATTTCTAAGTAATGCGTTATAATCTTGGATGGTAACCGCTCTTTTTTGTGCCGCAAAATTAAAAGAAACAAAGTTTCTAACTTCTTCTGTTGTTGGGGCGTTTGACCCACCTATTGCTGCTGTAACATTATTACATCTTAAAGAACCAATTACCGAAGTATTTGTTGTTTCAGAAGGACCGTTTACAAAGAAAGAAACTGTACCTATTTGATTAATTACATTAACACCTAAATTAGTTGCCAATCCTCCCCCAATTCTATACTGAACAAATAATGTTGAGTTTACAGGTAAGGTAGAACCTAATGAAAAATTATTAGATAATGTTTGAATATTTAAAGGACCTCCAAATGCGGTAAATTGATTTAAAGCATCTTGAGCGGATGTACTTCCTCCACCAAATATAATTCTTTTAAAACCTTCAGGTGTAAATTCGGACATAAATCTATTATTTGTCTGAACGTAACTACCGACTTTTATACCTGGTTGGTCTGAAACTTTAGTTGGGTCTTCAACAAATATTCTGTCTTCAGCTAAAGCGTCGACCTCATACCATCTATTATTTAAACCTAAAAATTCCGCAGTTGTTGGGACGTTTGTATAATCAGTACCACTTTTTATTAAAACACTTGTTATACCTAAAACATTTCTTTCAGGTAAAAATAATTCAAAAAAGGGTCTAACATCATTTGGTGTTATAACTCTTTTAAAAACTTTAGTAATTCCATTAACAACTAATTCTCTTTTAGTTATTGTATAATTAACCAAAACACCATTACCATTAAAGTTAGGAATTTTTAATCTATTAAGATCACCTTGAGAATTGTATGGGGATGCAAAATCAATATCATATAAATTTTCAAATGCTTGTCCCGCACCACTAACTTGTGAACCTCTTAACAAAACACCCAAATATCTTTCATCTTCTTTGTCACCATATGCTGGTACCGTTATTGAAAAATCAACAAGGGATACTGATGGTCTTAATCCCGGAATTTTCAATCCATAAGTTCTTGCGATGTTATATATTGACGACCTTTGTTGTGCGTATTGTAAAACTGTTTCTTGTATACTTCTATCAATATGGTAATGTAAATTGTCGGCAATTGCCGCGTTTAAGTCCAAAAAAACTGAAAACACAGAAGCATCACTAAAGTCTTGGATTAAATTAGGGTAGTAAGTCCTAACATAATTAAGAAGTTCTAATCTTATTCCTTCATAATCTCTTACCGTATAAGATATTTTACCGTTAGCCATATTAATTAAATATTAATAATTACAAAATCACTCTGTGCAAATGTCGCAGAATCTGTTGAATAGTTTATTGTTATTTTTGCAGTATAATCGGCAGTTCCTTTACCAGGAACACGAAATATATATGGAACATCACTTACGGTACTTCTGTTTTCAACACCGACAGGTGATTCATCCTCAACACTTGCAGGCTCAATCGTAATATTATTAACCAATAAATTTGGCATATAATTATTGATTGCATCTCTGATGTCAGATTCTATCGCACTAAATGTTAAACCATCAAAAGGTTCAAAAATAAATTCATATATTCTTGTACCAAAATTTGGTAAGTAATACCTTGAGCCTCTTCTCGTTAAAATTAAATGAATTAACGCTGCTCTGATTTCATCTTTTTGAAATTGAGTTAATTGTAAGTAATCACCAACTTTAGAATCTCTAAATGGGAAATTTATACCATATGTCCTTCCGTCTGCCATATGTAATAAATATATCTACATTATTTTTTTATTGTAGTGTTACCTTTTTGTCCTTTAGGTTCATAAGGACAATGTCTACAATTATTTCCGCAGCAGTACCCTCTATCAATATGATATTGTTCCGTAAAAACTAATTTTGTCTCATCCATATAATAATGAGAAGGGAGAAGTTGTGACTTCTCCCCTTTTTTATTCTCTTTTTCCATAGGTTATACTAATGTTATTTCACAAGCTCCACCAGCACAAGCCGCTTCACCTCTTAAATCTGTATCATCATCTATTTCAATTATCTTGGATAAATCAACATCTTTTAAGGTTTCCATTAATTCGTCATACTTTTCTTTTGTACAGTCCTCAAAGGGTGCCTGTTTATAACTTCCAGAATCGTAGGGCAATACAGATAATCCATTGTAGTGTTCCCTTTCAGTCCACATCCATTCGCCAACTGCCGGCCATTCGTGTTCTCTAACTGAAATAGTCGCCGAAACATTATGTGAATTACTTCCTGTTCTATGTCCTGGTTTAATCCATTCTGTGTGAACTTTTTTAACTCTCTCCAATAATTGAATTGGTGATTCGTTTCTTAAGATTGAACCTTCGGGTGCTTTCTGTGGAATACCAATTACCGCAGTGTCGTGTGGACGGAAGTACTCATCTTCAATAAGTTCGGGATGATTGGTTTTCAAATATCCGTAGATTGCTTCATTCTTTCCAACTCTCACTCTTCTGATGTAATAGTCATTATGCCAAGCGTGAATACCTGATGATGTTCCAAGTGTTAACGAAGTAGTTCCTGCAGGTTTAACTGTAGTTGTTCTTGCCGCTTTGTTAATTCCCAATAACCCCGCGACTCTTTCATTCTCGGCCTTCACAACTTTTGCGCCTGTCTTCATATCCAAACCTAATACCGCACCTGAACCAATACCCGTCATCGATACACCGATAAGCGCATCTTTTTCAGTTGTTCTTTGCCAAATTGGTCTTAAGTAATGGAAGTTAGTATATCCCGCTTGTAATGTTCCGATGAATGTTGCAGCTTTGATTCTCGCCTCATAATCTTCTTGATTAACAACATTTGAAACATTCACCTCGCAAAGATTACAAAATTGGAATGGACGAAGTGCAATCTCACAACAAGGATTAGTTCCCCAATCTTTATCATTTGTAAAGTAGATTCCAGGTTCTCCCGCTCCACTCGCTTCAATTCTTTTCCAAAGTTCCATAAAGTAATCTTTGGTAATCTTATGTCTTACAAGTGCTGCGGAGTTGTTTGCTCTTCCTCTTTGTGGGTTTGTTTCCCACCAAGCACCTGACTTACAACTAATCATCTCATCATCTGTTGCCGAGAATAAGGAAATAAGAGCCGCTCTGCGAATCCCTCCTGCCAATACCGCGTCAGCAATATGACAAACCATATCGTGAACCTCAATTGGTCTTAACCTGTCACCATCTTGTTTAGCATCTAATATACCTTCAAGTTTAATCAAACACTCTTTAAGTGGTTGAGGTCCGGGGGCTTTACCACCTGATGTTACAAGTCTTGCGCCTTTTGCCCTGATGTCTGAAAAGTCAAACTCAATTTTTGAACCTCCGAAAAAGTATGATTTAACTAATACTTTAACTGCGTCAGCCCATCCTTCAATTGAATCTGCAACTAACCATCTTCTTGTTCTTTCATTTGGTTTTCTAATTTCAGGTAATTCATCTACGTGATGTTTTTGAACTGAATAACCAACCCCTGTTCCACCAAGTAACAAGAACATAATCTCTGAAAATACTCTCCAATCATCTACAGGAGCGTATGCACAGTTGTAAATTCTGTTTGGTGAAATCTCAATTGGTTTCCCTGCAAACTGCATTGACCTCATAGACGGTAATACTTGCTTGTTATAAACAAACTGATAATTGTCTCTTATCTCTTGTTCTAAATGGGGATACGATTTGATATGCATCTCCATATTTCTTGTTACTAATTCGTACCAAGTCTCTCTTCTTTTTAACTCCGGCAAATACTTTGCATATTTCATATGCACCGTTATCTCCGATAGTATTCTGTTTGAAATTTCCATTTTTAATTCTTTTTGTTTTTTATAAAAAATCCGTGATTTTAATATTAAATATTAAGCCGCTTGGTTTGCGGCTCATAATTTTGATAAAAAAAATAATGTTTTTTTGTGAAAAAGTAGATATTTAATTACTTAATTATTTTGTTCTCTTTGTTTCCTTTTCTCCATTAATTCTTTAACTCTGTCTTTTTTTCTTTCTTCTTGTTGTTCTTCAAATCCTAAAAATGTTACTGATGTATCTATATCTATTTCAAGTAATTCATTATTAAACTTACAATTCTCAAATACCACACCATCTTTACCCAATCTTGACTTTGTAATTGCAATTGTTGCCAAGTTCATTTCCTTCTGTTGTAAACTTTTCGCTATTGATATGATTACGTGTCCAACTTGTGCTTTCTTAATTGAGCCACCCATTTGGTCTGTTGTAACCACCTCCGATGAGATTGAACTTCTATTACCTTGAGTTGCGGTCCAACCAACCAAATCAAGTTCGTGACACATCGCTTCAAATCCTCTCATAACCGAACCTTCCGCTTTCCACTCATCTTTACTTGATGATTCTGGTGTAACACAATCAATATAATCCAACATAATCAAATCAATCTTATTTCCATCTGCTATCATCTTTCTTACCATATTCTTTATTTGAGACATAGTGTAAGTGTCTGACGCTAATTTCTGTAGAACTAATCTATTATCCATCGAACTTCTAATCTCCTCAACTTTTGCAAGAACTGTTTCTTTATGTTTGTTAAGGTTATCCGGTTCAATACCTGTCCATAACGTGAAGTGTTTTCTTTGAACAATCTTTGGGTTGTCCTCAAAAAATACTTGTAATACATTATACCCCAAGTTGTATGCTGTATTTGCGATTTTGGTTAAGATAGTTGTTTTACCAACCCCCGTAGGAGCGAGTATAACCCCTATCTCACCCTTCGCAAGTCCGCCCTTAAGTAGTTTATCAATACCGGGAATTCCCATAGGAATTGGGTGTCTGTAGTCCTCCTCAAGAACTGTATCAAGTCCCGAGAAGATGTCAGTAATTCCCATATCGGTTTGTCCCACTTGTAAGGCGTCCCTAACCAACCCTTCAACTTTGTCGTAAGACTCAAAATCACCTTCAGTAATTATTTTTTGAGCTTTCTCCATTGCCTTCTGTAACTCTTGTTGTTTACAGAATTTCAACGCTTTTTCTTGGACAAATATTGTTCCTTCAAAAGGTGCGTCTTTAACTTGTTTTAATGTGTCTAAAACAATTTTCTGCACCAATTCTTGTGTTATTTCTGACTTGATTAGTTGTTCTAACGTATCAAAGGAAGGTGTTGATTCGTACTTTTTGTAGTACTCTTTTGTAAGTTGGCTAATAATTTTGAAATACTTGTTGTCGAAATAGTTACCATCGAGGACATTAATTATAGTGTTTGAGAAGTTCTTGTCTACAATTAACTGATTAAGTAATTGTATCTGAAATGTGTTTCCTAAATAGTCAAAATTTTTCTTCATAGTATTTGTTCGGGTAAACCCCTTTTATTAATAAATATCTTTTAAGCCAACTGATAATCCAAATATTCGTAAGATAATCTGTAATCTGAAAAAATGTCAGTAAGTCCTCTCAAGATTTCTTTTAGATATGGTCTTACATCAACCGTATACCTAACTTTTGGTGGAAACATTTTTCCGTCAAAAATTCTGTGACAAATTGTCTGTTCTCCCAACTTCACATACAGATTAAAATACTCGGCATCTTCTGTATAAGATGTGTTCATAACTGCCGCGTCGTGCATAATTGCCTCCATATTGTCCATCATATAGACAACGGTTTTCATTTTCAAGTCATACGTCAACGTATCCTTGGTGTCTTTCATAAACTCATAGAGTTCATAAGAATTTCTCGCCTTTGGGTTAAACCCCCTCACATTAAAGAATCTTTGTACTATGATGTTTTCATTCAAAGTTAAAAGAAACTCAAGTTTTGTGCTGTCTTGCTCTTTGTTCATATTTCTATTTTTAATTGTGATTTTCTTTTGTATTATTTTTATCTTCTTTATATGGATAATAACGAATTCCATTTAATTTAATGGATTCTACCTTATATCCCATTTCATTTTTTATTTCTACTTTCTTTAATGAGTTTGTACTGTAATAAATTCCATCAACAAAGATGGTCTCATCATCAATTCTTTTTAAACTGTTCATAATTTTCTTTTTTCCTTTCTTGTTAATTTTAAAAATGGTTTAAGGAAATTAACCCAAGCATTATCATCTTTCGGTAAGTACTTGAATAGTCCGTCAGCCATCATCATCTTCATTAGATTTTTATATCCCCTATCCGTCGGGTCAATTTTTTGTTTATAAACTTCTTCAACTAATACTTTTGCCTCATCTGTAATTAGGGGGTTTCCTAAATCAATTATTTTTAGATTTGTATTATAAAACTCTTCACCAAGTATACCATTTTTTGAGTGTCCAGTCAAAATTTTACCAATAATTTTTGGAACTTTCTTTTCCTGTCCGATAATTCGTGCATTATCCAAGATTTCGGTGATAGTGCATGATTTCTCCTGCAACATAGGGAATAACTTAACCAAAGTTTTTACACCAAGTCCATCAATACCTGAAATATTATCTGACGTATCACCAACAAAAACTTTTGTTAATAACACATTTTGATGGGGGATATTAACTTTATCAAGTAATATCATATCA